AATGAGAGCTACATGTATGTTGCAACGACTACCATTTCTGGCTCATCCACTTTCATTTCACAATTCCAGAATTACTCAAACACGACAACTAACAAAACAGCATTAACACGCCAGTCAGATGCCGGTGGCAATGTATCGGCTATCGTTAGCCTATGGCGTAGCACATCTGCTATTTCTAGCATTATGGTAACTACTAGTGGATATTCTACTTTTGCAGCAGGTAGCCAATTTACATTATACGGGGTGAAAAGTGCCTGATACATTTATCAAGATTGCATCCGCGACAGTCGGATCAGGTGGGGCTAGCAGCATTGATTTTACTTCTATTCCTAGCACTTACACAGATCTATGTGTCAAACTGTCACTTCGCTCAACTGGTGATGTTGTAAATACATCCATCAGATTTAATGGATCTACAAGTGGATATTCAATGCGATATTTAACAGGTGACGGCAGTTCTGCATCTTCAGGAACAACTGGCGGAGATACCTATTTTTTAACTTACGGAATCAATGCTTCATCTTTTACTTCTAATAGCTTTGCGAATACAGAATTGTATATTCCTAATTATACTGGTTCTGCAAATAAATCTATGTCTATGGATGCTGTGACGGAAAACAACGCAACAACTGCATTTGCTTCTTTAGTGGCTCATTTGTGGTCTAATACCTCTGCCATCACATCAATAGGCATTTCAGCTTTTCCTTGGGGTGGCTTAAACAATATTGCACAACATTCAACAGCAACCCTTTACGGCATCAAAAACTCATAAGGAGACAAACATGGCAGACACAAAGATCGTAGTTGATTGCTCTACTGGGGAAGTCTCAGAGATCGAATTAACCGCAGAAGAGATAGCACAGCGCGAGGCAGATGCTAAGGCACATGCTGAGGCTAAGGCTCTAGAAGAGGCAGCCAAGGCAGCTAAGGCTGCTGAGAAGGCTGCATTACTGGAGAAGCTAGGCATTACCGAAGATGAAGCGAAGCTCTTACTTGGATGAAAGTCAAACTCTCTAAAGCTGCTATTCAACTAAGAGAGCAGATTGATGACTCGTTCCCAGATCGTGACCGCACATCGGATGGTTGGATCGGTGATACCCGACACGCTGCTCGCAAGTCAGATCATAATCCTGATGAGCAGGGCTGGGTTCGTGCCATTGATGTGGACAAAGACTTATTCAAGGGCGGAAAGCCAGACATCATGGGAGATCTTGCTGATCAGCTTCGTACCTTGTCCAGATCCAAGAAAGACAAGCGTATTAGTTACATCATTTACGATGGACGAATCTGCTCCAGAATCCTTAACTGGAAGTGGCGCAAGTACACAGGGGCTAACAAACACACTAAGCACATGCATGTTAGCTTTAAGAAAGAAGCTGACAATGATGGTGCTTTTTTTCAAGTATTTATGTTAGGTGGAGAATAATGAAGAACATGAAGAACCCTGCAATCCTTGCTGCTGGAGCATTCTTAGCTGCATGGGCATCTAGCAACTTTGACCTTGACTACCGCGCAATCCTATGGGCTGTGCTGTCAGGGGTATTTGGATACGCGAGTCCTAAAAAGTGAGCCAGACAGACTTCTTTCAGCTCTACATCGCCACTTTAGTCACACTTGGTGGCTTGTCAGGCTTTGTCATTACTCACCTGCTTGCAGAGATTAAGCGACTCCATGCGCGTGTCGATGAGATCTATAACATCCTACTAGAGCGATAATTTAATCATGGCAAGAAAACAGACCAAGGCATTAGAGGAACAGGGCTATTCTAAACTGGATGCTTATTGCATAGGCTTGCATGAATACTATAAGTCTCTACGCAAGGCTGGCTTCTCTGAAGGCGTAGTCCTATTCATGATTACAGATGTGCCTTCGTATCCTCGCTGGATCCTGCCAGACCCAATCGAACCAGAGAAGCTGGGCGATTACGAAGATGATGAGGATGACGATTAAGCGAATTGTCGTAGTCTCGGACTTACAAGTTCCGTACCATGACAGGGTTGCAACCCGTAACCTTGCTAGTTTTATCCAAAAGTTTAAGCCTGACCAAGTAGTCACTATTGGTGATGAGATTGACCTACCACAGATAAGCAAGTGGGAAGAAGGGCGCATGGGCAGTTATGCCCAGACCCTAGATGATGACCGCAATGAAGCTGTGGACTTGCTCTGGGAATTAGGCGTTACCGATTGCATCCGTAGCAATCACACAGATCGCCTGTACAACATCATCATGGCTAAAGTGCCAGCGTTCGGTGCTTTGCCAGAGCTGCGTTTCGAGAAGTTTATGAAGTTTGATGAGCTAGGCATAACCTTCCATAAAAACCCGATGCCTATTGCACCTAACTGGATTGCAGTCCACGGAGATCACACACCCATCAAGCCACAAGGGGGCTTATCAGCCCTAGAGGCGGCTCGTAGGCATGGAAAGAATGTCATCTCAGGTCATACCCACAGAGCAGGGCGTAGTGCCTTCTCAGAGGCTTCTGGCGGTCGTATAGGGCGTGTCCTGCACGGTGTCGAGGTAGGCAATCTAATGGACTTTAAGCAAGCTGCATACACCAAGGGCGTGGCTAACTGGCAACAGGCATTCGCGATTATCTATGTGAACAAGGCTAAGGTGCAGGTCGATTTGATTAACATTGAGAAAGACGGCACATTCATTGTGGCTGGAAAGTCCTACGGCAGACCTAGATAATCGTTATCGTTTCGTTATCTGAATGTGCTTGATTAGTCGGATGGATCTGTCACACTAATTCAGTAAGCAACCAAGGGCGTTGCTTGCAGTTAGGTATAAGATGTCAAACACAGACAAGCTACTATTAATCTGCATTATCGGGATGTTGATCGGCTTTGCCATTACCGTCTTTGATGTACAGCGCAGAAGCTATGAAAAGGGCGTGCGAGATGGATACCATCGTGGTCGCAGTTTCAAGGGGCAGGAATGAAAGCAAGTGAGATCCTCTTATCCGCAACCGACACGATCCGTGACCGTGGGCTTTCATACGGTCACCCTGCGGATAACCTGCAACATACCGCAATGCTGCTCTCAGCATACTTACAAACACCGATTCACGACTATCAAGTGGCAGGGATCATGGTGCTTGTTAAACTTGCACGGACTAATCAATCAGCCCAACACATCGATAACTGGGTCGATCTCTGCTCGTATGGCGCACTTGCAGGGCAACTAGCTACAGAGGAAAACGATCTCTATGTTTAATTTAGCCGATTACGAACCAGTCGAGGTGAGACTTGAAAAGTTTATTAAGGACTATCCAGCGTTCCGCATATCAACTGAGTTGGAAGTTGTCGAGGCTACTCGATATATTGTTAAGGCGTATCTATTTAAGAATGCTGAGGATAGCGTTGCATGGGCAACAGGGTACGCTGAGGAAACAGTTACTAGCCGAGGCGTTAATCAGACTTCAGCATTGGAGAATTGCGAGACTTCGGCAATCGGCAGAGCACTTGCAAATGCAGGTTATGCGCCTAAAGGAAAGAGACCAAGCCGAGAAGAAATGACCAAGGTAGTAGCTGCTAAGCCAGTTAAGCCACCTGTTCAAGAGGTCAAGGCAGATGATCAGGATTATTGGACTACACCAGTCAATGAATACAACAAGGTGGTTGATGCACCTGTCACACTTGACAAAGCGATGGAAACAGTTACGGCAATCATCGGAACACCAGAAGCCGTTGAAGCTCCATCATGCGAACATGGACACATGCAATGGCGTGAGGGCGAGAAGAATGGCAAGGCATGGGGTGGCTACTTTTGTAACTCAGCCATTTCAACAGCTCATCGTTGCCCTACCAAGTGGTACAACCTTGGATCAGATGGAAAGTTCCAACCACAGAAGGCGAGAGTTTAATGGGAAACATCGGCATCAAGATCAATGGCGAGTGGGTCGATTTAATGTCAGCCTTCGTACCATGTCAGTTATGCAATGAACCAGTTCAGATCAAGAACTTGGTGGATCTGTCGCAAGATGCTGTCAATGGCACAGTCTCATGGCAATGCTTGAAATGCAGTACAGTCAATGGCTGAGTTTCCAGAGATTTATCGATCTCCAGTAGATCGCCATGTGTACAGCTTTAGCGGATATGCAGGAATGGACAACTGCTCCGATTGTGATTCGTTTGCTCAAGTCAATGAATATGATCGCATTCATGATGGTGCAGTCTTATTCTTCTGCAAGAATTGTGAGAATAAGCATCACCTATGACCCAGCATAGGAAGCACAGAGGTTTCCGCACAGAGCGTGTTGTCGCACAGTACCTATCGACTGTCTGGCAAGGCGCATGTGTGGGAAGGGGTAGTGGCAAGGATATTGTCAATGTACCGTTTGATGTTGAAGTCAAAGCCCGCGCTGGATTTCAACCTCTTGCCTACATTAAGCAATTAAAAGCTCGGACAGCCATTTCGGGGGAATTAGGCTTTGGAGTGATTAGACTCAACGGACAGGGTGAGGATGCGCGTGAGTATGCCGCGATAATCCGACTTGAGGATCTCTTGCCACTACTTCAATTAAGATATGGTCATCTAACCAGCGAACCCACAGAGGCAGACATTGACCGCTGCACAGGCTGTGGGTCTTACATGATAAAGAGGTGCTTAACTTGCCAGCCTACGACTACAAATGCACACGATGCAATCTTAGTCAAGAGATCTATCATGGATGGCACGATCGACCAATGATTCCATGCACCTATTGCAATGAGCCAATGGTCAAGTTAATAGCAGCTACTCCAGCAGTATTTAAGGGTAAGGGCTTTTACTCAACGGATAAATAGTTATCCACAGAAGTTATCCACAGGGGGTAATCATGAAACGAAACACCGTTCTGAGCAGGACTTTTACAAATGGATTTGACATTGATGGTACGCTAACGGCGCAGAGCCTCTCAAAGGCTCACCGCGAGCCCCTTAGGGGCGTTGCTCGCGGGGTGCTAGTAGCTATTGGGATAGCTCTATGCATCATGCCTGATGCAGGTGGATCTAAACCAATGCAATATGTAACATACAAAGAATTTGCTTATCATCAATTAGGTTATAACTTAAAGCAATATAAATGCTTAGCCATACTCTATGGTAAAGAATCAGCATGGAATCCTAAAGCAGCTAATGGATCTCATTATGGTATTCCTCAAGGTAGAAGTGAATGGCTTAAAGACCAAGATGGTTATACCCAGATACAATGGGGCTTAGACTATATAGGGCATAGGTATGGTGAGCCATGCATAGCACTCAATCATTGGAAGGCTAAAGGATGGCATTAGACAAGCTGAATAGTAGGCGTTACCGCGAGCAGCGCGAACGCGTGTTCATGCGCGATGGTAGATTCTGTCAGTTGTGTGGCACAGATGAAGGTGAGATGCATATCGATCACATCATCCCACGCAAGAATGGTGGAGACCATAGCCTTGAGAATCTAAGGGTGTTATGCAAGTCATGCAACCTGCGCAAGGGTGCGCTCAATGAGGGAGTTTTTTTAGCACGACAGGCTACCCCCCCTGTCTTTCTCGACTATATCTCCCCGACACAGTCCGAACCGATGCTGGACAGTCCTTTTAAGACCCGACCTAGTCCGAGTCAATGACAACTAAGACCAGAAAGCCCAAAGCCCTGCGAGGGGCAACTAAGCCAAGGCTTCA